CTTCTTGCACATTTAAAATGGCAGAAGGTATATTGGAATATTCCAAATAATTTATTATAATAAATAAAAAGTTATGTTAGAAGCAGAAAAAATTAAATCAAACTGGGATGAATATAGAAATAGAGTTAATACTCTATTTCCAGATCGATCAGAAAAATTAAATAAATTATATGATGAATATGAAGACAGAATCGTAATGATGCCAGCTTCTTCTGTTGCTCATTATCATAACGCATTTGCAGGAGGATATATTGATCATGTACTTAGAGTTATGGATTGTGTTAATAAATTATATGATTCATGGGAAAGTATGGGATCTGATATGTCTGGATATTCTAAACAAGAAATGATGTTTGCTGCAATGCATCATGATTTAGGTAAATGTGGATTTCCAGGAAGTGGGAGAGAAGTATACCAAGTTGAAACATCAGATTGGCATAGAAAAAATATGGGGAGGATGTATAAGCATAATGAAAATATTCCTTTTAGTATGGTACCAGATCTTTCAATATATTTACTTCAAAAATATCAAGTAGAAATGTCATGGAATGAATTTCAGGCTATTAGAATACATGATGGTATATATGACGATGCTAATAAACCATATTTTATTGCAAGATCGGCACAAGCTAAACTAAAAACTAATTTACCTTTATTATTACATCATGCAGATCATATGGCATCTCAAATAGAATATGAAAGATGGAGATCACATAAAAATAACTCACCTAATCCGGTTAGTTCTAAAACAAAAGCTACTAAAAAAACTGCTATTAAAAATTTAGCAGAACAAAATCCAGATATTGACAAATCAATTACCGATATATTTAAAACTTTCGGAGACTCATGATTACAATTATTTTTTTCATATTAGTATCAGGTATTGCTACATATTTTATATATAAAGCATACACATTAGCCGGCGAATTATCAGATCAAGAAGAATATATAAATGAATTAGAAGATTATTCTCAATATATGTATAATCAAATTGAAGCTTCATATAATCAATTAAAAAGAATTGATAGTAGAGGATCGTTTGAATCTGACGATGAAGCTGGAACAGTATTTGAACAATTAAAACAAGTAGTAACAAATTTACAGAAAGAATTTAATGCCGAGAAAAAAGAAAGCAAGTAATCGTTATTGGACTAAAGTAACTGAATATTCAGTAGCTGCCTATAATCGTTGTGATGATCATCAAATACTAAAAGAAAAAATTTACAGAAGATTTATATATCCTGCTTTTATGAAATTAGCAGAAAATCTTATTAATAAAATGAAACCAGATTATATAGACTCATCTTTTAAAGATTTGCAAACAGATCTAGTTACATACTTAACAATGAGATTAGATAAGTTTAATCCTAATGCAGGTAAAGCATATTCATATTATACAAGAACTTCATTTAATTATTTGATTGCAGAAAATCAAAAAGCATATGCAAAATTAAAAAAAGAATCTGAGCCTATAGACATAGATGAAGAAAGAAATATACCAACTGAAATGCATAATAATGAAATGCAAGAAGTATTACACTATTTTATGAATGCTTATATTGAATATTGTTATGATAATATTAACAGTATATTTACTCATCAGTCTGATATACATGTAGCAGATTCAATATTACATTTATTTGAAAATCGAGAAAATATAGAGCAATATAACAAAAAAGCTTTATATGTCTTTATACGTGAGCGTACGGGCCTACAAACTAATAATATTACCAAGGTAATTAAAATATTAAAACATGTATATAATTCTAAATTCAAAGAATATGAACAAAATGAGTACATGAATTTACCCTTTTAATATTTATATTTAAAGGAATCATATTATGGATATTAAAGAAGAATTATTCAAAGGAGTCAGTTTTTCTGATTTAATGTCAAATGTTTATCATAACTCCAAGAAAAAAGATAGACAAATTAATCAATTAATTTCACAATTACAGCCACTAATAAGAAATGCATCAGATGCTACTATAATAGTTCCATTAATAAAAGAATATTTAGATGTATCGGTAAAAAATGATGATCATATAGTCAAATTAACTGCAATTACACAAAGATACATTTCAACTACTCAAACAATCTCTGGAGAATCTTCTTTATTAAGTGAAGATGAAAAGAAAGAACTTCTAGGAATGGCTTCAAAAGATTTTGAAGAGGAGTTAACAGAAGAAATTGAAAAAATTGACGAAGAAGACAAAATACTTCAAAATAAAATTCAAAAAGCAAAAGAATTAGTGGAGAAGAATAATGGCTAATCCATTTCGTGTTGTATTTGAAATAGCTGAAGTAATTGACGTAGAGCAAATCCGATCCGGAGAAAATATACAAAATTTATATTCTGTTTCAGCTGAGATTTATAATACTGGTACTGTGCAACATGACGTTAATGTCAGACCAGCCTCAATATCTATGCAAACTCCTCCTACTGTAGGAGAAATGATTTTAATATTTAATGGTCCAAATCAATATAGTGGAAAAAAGAAAGTAGAATTACAATGGTATTATTTATGCACATTACCAATTCAATCCTCTGTATATAAAAATGTATTACCAAGTATAGAGTCATCGAATATTAATGATAATGTATTACCAAATAAAATAATTAATCCATTACAGTTATTTGCTGGAGATACATTAATTCAAGGAAGATTTGGAAATTCGATACGATTAGGAAGTTCTTCAATACCAAAAGAAATTTCACAATATGAATTAGGATCAGAATCTTCATGGAAAGGTACTATTTCTTCGAATACACTAACTTCAGATCCAATTATAATATTATCAAATACTACGAATCATTCTACAGACGCGGAAGATCCATATGGTAGAAAATATACAGTTGAAAATTTAGCTACAGATGTATCTTCTTTATATTTAACTACAACACAAAAAATTAATACTTTAACATTAAATAAAAATATCGATAAATCTGGAGGATATCTAGATTATAATAATTCTCAATTAATAGGATCAGCTGATAGAATTATTCTGAGTTCGAAAACAGATAATATAATATTAGATTCCTCAAATAGGATAAGTTTAAATGCTGATGAAATATTATTAGGATCTGAGGATGCGTCAGAACCAATGGTTCATGGTAATGAACTAATACAAATACTAACATTAATAATGAATTCAATTCAAGCTGGAACATTTGGAAGTGGAGCTATTTATTCATTACCTGCAGATACATCATCAATTCCCCAAGCTCGAGAAAAATTAAAAAAGTTAACTAGTTCAAAATATTATATGAAAAAATAGAAAGTTATAAATATGCCAGTATCATTTCCATTAGATAAAGTCCCCCAAATTCCACCTAGGTTAACCGCAGTTGCTGTTGAAAAAATTATTGAATATTTAAATAAAATTTTAGATAAATTACTAAAACTAGTTGATGAATCAATACAATTACCAGATAATTGTGCATGTAATGATCCTAAAGTTGAATCATTAAAACAATCATTAAATGACGTTATGGAATTAATTAAAAAATTGCAAGAAATGATTCCAAAAATTCAAGAAATGATAACGTTATTTAAAACGTTAGCTGATATTGCTACAGCTGTTAAATCATCAATTTATTTAATACCTGTAGTAGGACAAGCAGTTGCAGCTGCTGATTTATCATTAGTGCAAACAATGACATTAGAAAATGCAAAGAAATCATTAGAGCAATTAGAAACAATACCTAGTAGATTAAATATAGGAATTGATTTAGCTGTACAACAATTAGCTAAAGTAGCTGACAGATTAGCTCAAGCTTGTAGCGGAGCGGGAGATATAGGATCTGATGTAATACAAGTTCCTCAACAAATAAAAGATTCATTGGATGAATTAAATCGTGATAGTGATTATTATAATGATTTATTACCAAGTGAATTTTATCAATTAAAAAATGTATCAAATGATGATTTAGATTTAAGAGCAGATTCTATAAAAGAATTGATTGAACAACAACGTGATTTATTAACGTCATTACAAGAAGCTCCTTCTTCAGTATTATCAGGGGTTGGAGCGCCTCAAAATGATATAGGAAAATCAGGAGATTATTATGTTGATATATCATCAAATCAAGTTTATGGACCAAAGTTGAATATAGGATGGTCGTAAATTTATATGTTTAATATTTATAATAAAAAGAAATAACCATGAAACCAGAAAAATTTATTAATACACTAAAAAAAGTTATAAACGAAGAAGTTCGTTCTGTTATAAAACAAGAATTAACAGAAATACTAACAAATGGGTTACAATCGTCAATTGATGAATTAAAAGAGTCTAAAAAGTTTGAATCTAAACAACCGGATATTAAATCAGTTACTAATAATAAAATTAAATTTCAAAAAAATAAGTTTTCTGATATATTAAATGAAACCAATAAACTTACTGAAAATAAAAGTTCTGCGGATTATGCATCATTAATGAATGAAGATATTGTTATGACATCAAAAGATGCACAAGGATTTGGAATGAGAAGATCTATAAATAATAACACTTCAATAATGCAAGATCCTGAGTCTGGTAAATCTTTGAAAGTAGACCCGGTTATACAAAAAGCAATGACTCGAGATTATTCATCGTTAATGAAAGCAATTGATAAGAAAAAAGGCCATGGCGTACCGGTTTGAAAATAAAGAAATATTAATCGATCAAGATATAGCAATAGGAATAAAGTTTCCATTCAATGGACAACGTGTATTTAATTCTACTTTTACAACATTAGATCAGTCTAGTAGTAATATTAAAAATTTATTATTAACAGGTAGAGGCGAGCGATATCAATTAAATGAATTTGGTACTGTATTAAAATATCTTCTTTTTGAACAACAATCAACTGAATTAAAGATAGCTATTGATGAAGAAATACGAAATGCTGTTAATAGATGGTTGCCATATATTAGTATAGAATCTATAGAAACTAATTATAATAGTCCTGCCGATACGTATATTACTATAAAAATTACATATAGTGTTTCAAATATAGAAGCAGAACAATCATTAACATTGTCGTCTAAAGAAGATGGATCGATAAATATAAATCCTTAAGGAATAACAAATGGATGTAGTGAAAGATGTAAAATATTTAAATAAAGATTTTAATCAATTTCGAAAAAATCTAATAGAATTTACAAAACAATATTTTCCTAATCAATATACTGATTTCAATGAGTCATCTCCTGGAATGTTATTTGTTGAATTAGCTGCATATGTTGGAGATGTATTATCATTTTATACTGATACTAATTTAAAAGAATCTATATTAAGTCAAGCTCAAGAGCGTGGTAACATAATAAACCTAGCAAACATGTTAGGATATAAACCAATGAATTCAGTATCAGCTCAAGTTAAATTAAATGTATTTCAGTTAATACCAGCAAAAGGTTCTGGAATTAATAATAAACCTAATTATGATTTTGCATTGTCTATTGCGCCAGGCCTGGTAGCAAAACAAGAAGTTGGTTCTGCAGAGTTTAGAACAATAGATGTAGTAGATTTTAATTTATCATCATCTATTAGTCCGACAGAAGTTACAATTTACGAAGTAGATCCAAGCACAAATGAACCAGTATATTATTTATTAAAGAAACAAGCACAAGCTATTTCTGGAAATAAAAAAACAAAAACATTTAAATTTGAATCTGCTAAATCATATGATAAAATAGTATTACCAGAAAATAATATTATAGAAATAATATCTGTAACAGAAGCTGATGGAGATAATTGGACAGAAGTTCCATATTTAGCACAAGATACTATTTTTGAAGAAGTATTAAATGTAAAAGAAAATGATCCAGACACATATCAATATCGTGATTCGTCTCCATATTTGTTAAAAATGAAAAAAGTAGCAAAACGATTTATAACAAGATTGAGATCTGATAATAAAATTGAATTGCAATTTGGTTCTGGAGTTAGTGATAATAATGATGAAGAAATTATTCCTAATCCTAGTAATGTTGGAAATGGATTAGAAAGATTAAGAAAAAATGTTAATGTAGATATAGATCCATCAAATTTTTTATATACTAAAGCATATGGAGAAGCTCCTTCTAATACTACATTAACAGTAACATATACGATAGGGAAAGGAATTTCAGATAATATTGATAGTAATACTATTAAAAAAATTGATTTTATAGAATTTAATGATGATCCAAATGCTACAACATCACAATCAATGATGAATTTTGTAAAGTCTAGCGTTACTATTAATAACGATACTCCAGCTCGTGGAGGAAAGTCTGCAGATTCATTACAAGATATAAAAAATAATGCAGCTGCAAATTTTGCTACTCAAAACAGATTAGTAACAAAACAAGATTATATAGTAAGATCGTATTCAATGCCTTCCAAATTTGGAAGTGTTGCAAAGTCATATATAGTACCAGATGATCAAATATCACAAAATGATTTAGAAGATACTAGAATACCTAATCCGCTAGCGATGAATTTATATGTTTTAGGATTTAATTCATCTAAACAATTAAGTCCATTAAATACAGCTGTAAAAAATAATTTAAAAACATATTTAGATTATTATAGAATTTTAACTGATGCAGTTAATATTAAAGATGCATTTATTATTAATTTTGGAATTGATTTTGAAATAACAGTATTACCTAATTATAATTCTAATGAAGTTTTATTGAAGTGTATTGATACTTTACAATTATATTTTAATATTGATAAATGGCAGATAAATCAACCAATTATCAAGTCTGAAGTAATGAATACATTAGCTAATACAGATGGGGTTCAAAGTGTAGTAGGATTAGAATTTAAAAATTTATATGATACTAATCAACGATATTCTGGAAATGTTTATGATTTTGCTACATCAACAAGACAAGGTATTATTTATCCTAGTTTAGATCCTAGTATATTTGAACTTAAATTTCCTAAAAAAGATATTAAAGGAAAAGTAACAACATATTAACATGAAAATATTTATATAAAAATTA